CCCAAGCCTGATTTGCCTCATTCCATGAGTATCTTTGATCGTCGGTTGGCATCGCTACAGGTGGTTGCCAATTAGCGTCATAGTCTAGCGCCCATGATGGATAAGGCTGTGGCGGCACAAACGCATCAATGTCAGCACGATAGGTATATCCTATTCCAGCGTAGTTTTTGCGAAACGGTATTCCACCAGAAGTATGCACGCCACCAATCGTGTTGTAGCTAGTGCGTTTGCAAACTTGACCACGAAATTCACCGTAGTGCTGTTCCCAATCTATGCCACCTTCGTTTTCGTCTTTGCCGACAATAACTTCGGTAACCACATTGTTCTCATCTAGAAATGCGTAGTGAGCCATATCAATCACCATGAAATTGTGCCGGTTCCGGCAGTAAACGTGTAGATAGTGTTGCCGCCGCTAGTCGTCTTTGTATACGTTAAGCCACCACCAATAGAAGCCAAATCGGCATTAGTTGATGGGTAGCTAATAATTACGATGCCAGAGCCGCCGTTATATGCTGCTCCAGCACCATTGCCGCTACCACCACCACCACCACCTGTGTTTGCAGTTGCATTAGAACCAGCGCCGCCAGTACCCCCTCTGCCTTTCCCGCCATTTATATTCGCTGAACCACCATTACCGCCATTGATGTTGCCCCATCCACCGCCACCAGTTGCGTAGGTAACGCTACTGCCACTTATGCTTGATGCCGTTCCAGCACCACCTACACCGCCGTCTTGTCCAGCATTAGTATGGTTGCCGCCAACGCCTCCAGAGCCACCACCACCGCCAGCAGCAAATGGGCCAGAACCAGTATTTCCGTTTCCTCCAGAATTTCCTTGGGATGGGCTAGTGTTTGGCGTATTACCGGCTGCGCCAGTTGTGTTTGTATAATTTGAGCCGCCGCCGCCAGAACCCCCCGTTGCTGCGGCAACACCTCCACCAGCGCCGCCACCTCCGGCGGTCGAAACAATACCCGGGGATTGAAACGGAGAAGAGGAGCCGCCAACAATAGAAGAATTGTTGCCGTTAGCGCCTTTGCCTTTTCCTGTTTGACCTGCACCACCAGCGCCAACTGTTATTGTGTAAGAAGTGCCAGTAACTACGGACGCGCCGGTTGAGGTTCTATAACCACCAGCACCACCACCGGCACCAGATTCGTAGTTACCAGAAACATTGTCATAGCCGCCGCCGCCACCACCAGCAACTACTAGCCAATCAACGGTTGACGGAGCCGCGCCACCAGCCGCGCCACGACTCATCAATAACGCTTGAAGTATGCCTGTCATGTGATATTCGACCCTGAAATAACCCAAGCGGTGTTTTCAATCTTGACCGCAGTGGCTACGCCCCATTGAGCCAGCGTTCTGCTGCCAGTAGCACCGTTGGATGACAAGTAAAGAGTATCGCTAGTCAACGAAATGGTCACGTTATTAGCGGAACCATTGATGATCGTGACTGCCGAACCCACCGTAAACGACACGTTAGAGTTAGCCGGGAAGGTATAAGTCGCCGCAGCTTGTCCTATTGGATGGTAAATATGTTTACCAGCGTCACCTAACACGACGTTGTAGTTACTGTTCTGGCTATTCTGCGGAATGCCCATGTAACCAACAACATTGGCGCTGTTGACGGTAGCATTAGACACCGTTGTGTTGGAAATAGTGGCATTGGCAACCGTGCCGGTAAATGTACCGCCTGCCGTAACAGTGCCGCTACTGACGGTTACGTTGGCAAATGTCATGTTGTTCAGAGTGGTAACGGTATTACCAAGCTGAATCGCTGTATTGCCAAGCGTAATCGCTGTGTTAAAGTTCGCATCAAGCTGCGATAAGGGGATCGTCGCTGTGGCGTTAGCAAATGTATTAGGTACTGGCATTTAGAACCTCGCTCTCAATTCATGTTCAAACTCAAACCCATTTATTGTAAATGGTGTAACACTTCCTGTTAGCGTTATACCAAGATACTTACCAAACATTTTGGCATCACTTTTATATAAATAGTAACCAGCGCCTGCGCTTGTTGGGCTACCCCAACCAATAATGTTACTTGCGTTATTGCTCCAAGAGATTACATTTCCTGAATTATTAACCCAATTTACTGCATTTGAAAAGTTAATTGCAGGTGACTGTTGAGACTCCGAATCAACATAGGCCGTGAAGACAACGGGCGTAGTTCCAAGCGTTGCCTCAATACCAATTTTTAGCGCCTGCTTGTCTCGAATGGGATCACCCATCGGCAACAAAGCAGTTTCCAAAATCATATTAACTGGATTGGCAGCGTCCTCATAAAACTGAATGAGATTGGTGCCGCTAGTGCCATACAGGTTCAAGAAACCATCTTTAAACGCCGGAACAACATAAATGCTGTTCGTTAGCTGATCGGTAAAAAACCACTTACGCTCGAAGAATGCCGCCTGAATCCAGCGCTCAGTGCCATTATCGTTGTACTTAAAATTGAAAACAGCACAAAGAATGTTGTTAATTAAGCACTGACCTCCCGTAATGTCCTGATTAAAGTTAATTAACGGAAACACCCCATCTAACGGATCGCTGATTTTGGTAGTGGTAGCGCCAACCAGCGCATAGACGCCGTACTCGTTCATGAACAACACAGAACGGAAGTACGGGAAGATGGCATGTTTTAGCTTGGAACCCACCGACGCAGATACGTTGGTATTGGTAAACAAGGTAGTGCCAAGTACAGAATCAATTCGCACATCCGAAAACACGTTGATGCTGTCTTCGCCAAACACATACAGAAAGTTGTTGGCTGACAGCAATCTTGTAATAGAAGTGCGCAGCGTTGAATCGCTGATCGTAATAAAGCCAGCAGTTAAATTAACAAAATCGTTGTAAGTATCTGCGGCTGAGTAATAGACCGTTCGATCCTGTGCAATCCAAGTACGGCCTGAGAAAGTAGCAATGTCAGAACCGCTTTGATTAAGAATGGTGCAGGTAACATTGGCATTACTACCAGCGCCACTGATGGTAACGGTAGGCGCTGACGTATAACCTGTGCCAGCCTCAGTCACAATGATTTCAGATACTGCGTTTGCAACCACCGTCACAGTACCTGTCGCTTGCACACCATTAGCTTCGTTGGGCGCACCAAAGGTTACTGTCGTATTGCCGGGAAGATAACCACTACCTTTGTTGTTAATGGTTACAGAGTTGATGCTGCCAATCGAATGAAGGTCAGTGCCATCCCAAGTCTTGTAACCCTTGGCAGGATCAATGATCAGGGCGCGTTCGTTACGCCACTGCGTCATCATTACGTTGGTATTTGAGAACGTATTAGCTGGCGCTACGTTACCTTGCGCACCTGTCGTAATGTTGACGTACTGCGCAGAACCATCGTTCTGGAACGCCAGCACATATTCATTATTGTCGATATTGACCGATCCCATAAACGTCACATTTGCGCTAAACGCAACGCCGGGTAATGCTTTATTACCGGGAACAGTCTTTAAATTGCCATAACCAACAGGCTGAATGTTCTCAAGCCAGCTAAACTCACCATCACCAATCACGGTGCGGTTGTTCTTCGTATTAACGCCCTTGAAGTCCTTGACTACGGCATAGTTTTTCTTTTGCTCTGCCGCAGCCATGTTAGTACCCCGCTGTGTAAGGTGTGGGTAGTCTGCGAGTAAAGGTCGTATTCAGGGCTTCCATCACATGCTTGCTGTACTCTTGCTTAAATATCTCGGCTTCGCCATAAGATTGCTCCTGATACTTGGCAATGTAAGCAGCATAAAACGGCACAGCTTCTGTAAATGGCGTTGGTAGCACTTCAACATCAGCGCCATTAACCATTGGATCAACCAACACTACTGTGTCGATCTCCATTTGATAGGCTTGATCAGGCTTTGGGCCAATAAAAATCTTCTTAGGCCCGTACATGGAAAACCCGACAGGGCGTCCATTGTAATTTTGCCAGTAACGTAACTGAGCATTAAAGTCAGTCCAAGGCAAGTAGTACAGCGGAATGCGAGAATTGCCCCAATACAAGATGACATTCAAGACATCAACAGTATTGTTGCCTTCAGGCAGGTCAGCGAAATCAATGGTTTCTACGTTGTATGGCGCAGTGTGATTCTGCAAAACGCGATTGCACCCTGTGTCACGGACAAGGGTGTTGCGCCCATCGTTTATGTAATCCGTTAATTCTGCATTCGTCCAGAAGTTCGCATTAACGTCATGCAATAAACGGCGGGTCTGGGTGATGTATCCAGACAGCGTATCTGCCATGATTAACCATTAAGATTTGCAACTTTCGCCGCAACCCGTGCTTTAGGCATGGGTGCGGCTACTCGTTCCACCACTGGGGCTGACAAGTGGACGGGCTTAACAGACTCTTTTGAGAATGAAAACTCGCCCAATTTCTGCAT